TTTGGTACAGAAGTATTAAAAAGTTTAGTAGGTGCAAAAACTTATATTATTAAAACCAACGAACTTGGTATTGAAGAAATTACTGTTCAAGGATTACCCCCGGTTAAAACTGATAGTCTTGGCCGCAAGTGGATTAGTTGGGTAAAAACTCCAGAAACCAATTTACAAGAAATGGATGTAGAAGGTAAGTTTGTTTTTCTTGGAATAACTGCTCCTGGAATTATGCCTCAAGTTGCAACTCCAGCAGGATTATTAGAGCCACATAAAATTCAAGCAGCATTATCTGAGTCAATTCTCATCCAAAGCTCTCCAAGAATACCAGAATGGCATTTAGTAGCCGAAATTTTGATTTTGGGAATTTTTGTCACCCTGACGTGGCTCACAATCAATTATCTTGGTGTGGTTAAGGGTCTAAGTATTGCTGTAATTTTGCTTTTCACCACGGGCTTCTCAGGCGTTTTTAGCATTCAGAAGGGCATTTTATTGGATTTTTCATGGACTTTTATATCTCAAATCATAACTTCTACCGTTGCTTTCTATATAAACTACAAAAAACAATATAAACTACGTCAAGAGATTAAAAAACAGTTTGAACATTATCTGGATCCAAGACAAGTGAAGCAATTACAAGACAATCCTGAGTTACTAAAACTTGGAGGCGAGAAAAAATATTGCACATTTTTATTTACAGACGTTAGAGGTTTTACATCTTTATCAGAAAAACTAGAACCAGAAGAAGTAACCAAGATTATGAATAAGGCTTTAACGATTCAAGCAGATACAGTTAAGTTTTATGATGGTATGGTAGATAAATATATTGGTGATGCGATGATGGCAATATTTAACGCACCTATAGATATACCTGACCATGAAATGGCTGCGGTTCTTTGCGCAAAAGAAATACAAGATAAAATTAAAATGGCCGATCTCGGTGTTGAAATTGGTATTGGCGTAAATACCGGATATGCAGTTATTGGCAATATGGGTAGTGATACTAGATTTGATTATTCGGCTATAGGTGACGCGGTAAATACAGCAGCACGTCTTGAGTCTGCAACAAAAGAAGCTGGTGTTGACATACTAATTGGCGAGGCTACAATTAAGAAAACGCAAAATGGTGTTTTTCATAAAAAAATATACGTAAAAGGAAAAAAGAAACCGTTAAAGGTTTATACTATATAAATGACGACAAAAAGACCAACCACACTAACTGTAGCGGCAGATCTTGCCAAGCATGAGGCTCAATGTTCTGAGCGTTGGAAGACAGCGTTCAACGAATTTGCTGAGATAAAAAGCGAAATAGCTTCTATTAACAATACAATTAAAATGACAACCTTCGGAATATTTGGCTTTATAGGCGCTCTAGCTATAGCCTTGGTATCTGTTCTACTATGAAATTTAAAGGATTATTAAAAAACGTTGTAGGCGCAGTAGCTCCTACACTTGGTACGGCTTTGGGTGGACCTATGGGCGGTATGGCTGCAAATATGATATCCGAAGTATTAGGAGTTCCTAACAATCCAAAGTCTATTGAAGCAGCAATCCAAAACGCTACGCCAGAACAAATGCTACAACTTAAAAAAGCTGAAAAAGATTTTGAAATAAAAATGAAAGAGCTTGAGGTTGATATTTTTGCTTTAGAAGCAAAAGAAAAGGAAAACGCTAGAGGTTACTTCTCTAAAGACTGGACTGCAAGAATAATTGGTATAGCAACTATAGGTGGCTTTTTAGGTTATATATTTTTGGTTACGTTACAACCGCCAGAACAAAACTCAGAAGCTTTAATTAATTTAGTATTAGGATATTTAGGTGGATTGGCTAGCGCAATTATTTCGTTTTATTTTGGAGCTTCTAACTCAAGCGACAAAGGAGACTAATATGAATATATCTCAAGAAGGTCTTTGCCTTATTAAGAAGTTTGAAGGCTGCGAGCTTGAAGCTTATAAATGTGCAGCAGGAGTTTGGACTATAGGATATGGTTCTACTAAAGGTGTAAAAGAAGGCGATACTATAACCCAAGAAGAAGCTGATCATCTTTTATTAGAAGAGATGAAAGAGTACGAAGGATATATAAACGATTTGGTTGAAGTGGATCTAAGCCAAAATCAATTCGACGCTTTAGTATCTTGGGTATTTAATCTTGGTCCAGCTAATTTAAAAGCGTCTACGATGTTAAAAGTTTTAAATAATAAAGAATACGAAGAAGTGCCTGCGCAAATGCAAAGATGGAATAAAGCAGGCGGAAAAGTTTTGGAAGGTTTGGTAAGGAGAAGAAACGCGGAATCTCTACTATTTGAAGGCAAGGAGTGGGGAAAAATATAAGGAGATAAAATGCCACATGCTACAACGCGTATTGCGTTAGCAGGTGAATATTTGGCAGCGTCATATTTGATGAGATATTGCGACTCTGTTATTTTAGCTCCAGCAGGTCATCGTTCCGATTTAATTTTAGACCATCAAGGTCAACTCTATAAAGTACAAGTAAAGACTACAAACAGCACCTATAAACGCAGGGGAGCTGATTATTATCGCTGGGAAATACGAACCAGCAAAAGAACTCAAGATAACATTCGACAAAATAAAATGGTAAGATATGGAAACGGGCAAATAGATATGTTTTGCCTTGTTGCCTTGCCTATTAATAAGGTTTTCTTTGTTCCTTATACAGAAGACGGAAACCAAACAGAGTATGCAAAGACAGCAAAAAATTTAAAAGAGATTGACTCAAAAGAGTCTTTGATTAAAACTTTACTAACAATAAATAAAATACCAGAATTAGAGCCTTTAAATGACCTTACAGAAAGCAGTATTTAACCCAGGTATCAACAGAGAAGGTACCGATTATAGTAACGAGGGCGGTTGGTTTGACGTCAACTTAGTTCGTTTTAGAAAAGGATATCCAGAAAAATTTGGCGGATGGAGTAAAAATACTCCTAATAGTTTTCTTGGAACTTGCAGAGCTTTACACCCTTGGGTTGCTTTAGAGGGAACCAAGTATTTAGGACTTGGTACTACTTTTAAATATTATATAGAAGAAGGTTCTAACTTTAACGACGTTACTCCTATAAGAACTACTACAGCAGCAGGAGATGTTACTTTTGCTGCAACAGATGGATCTTCAACTATTACTGTAAGTGATACTGCGCATGGAGCAGTAATGAATGATTTTGTTACTTTTAGCGGAGCAGTAAGCTTAGGTGGCAATATAACAGCAGATGTTTTAAACCAAGAGTATCAAATAGTATCAGTAACAACTAATACCTATACAATTACAGCAAAAGATACTAACGGAGATACCGTAACAGCTAACGCATCTGATACAGGAAATGGAGGCTCAAGTACCGTAGGAACTTATCAAATAAACGTAGGGCTGGATGTATATGTTCCTGGTACTGGCTGGGGTTTAAACGGCTGGGGTGAAGGAACCTTTGGCTCTGCTACAGCCTTATCTGTAACAAACCAGCTTAGACTTTGGACGCATGATCACTTTGGCGAAAACCTAATAATAAATGTTAGAGGCGGCGGTATTTATCAATGGACAGAAAATAATGGTACCGATACTAGAGCTGTAGATATGTCCAGCCTATCAGGAGCTAACCTAGTTCCAACCGTAGGCTTACAAGTTATTACTTCTGAAAAAGATAGACATTTGATTGTATTGGGCGCAGATCCTTTAAATGGTACAGGTACAGCTAGAACCGGTACAGTAGATCCGATGCTTATAGCTTTTTCTGATCAAGAAGATAATTTACAGTTTGAGCCTTTAATTACTAATACTGCCGGTTCGTTACGATTATCATCTGGCTCATCTATTATTGGAGCTGTTAAATCAAGGCAAGAGATACTTGTATGGACTGATACTGCTTTATATAGTATGCAGTTTGTTGGACCGCCATTTACTTTTGCAGTAAACCTAGTAAACGAAGGAACAGGATTGGTTGGTCCCAAAGCCGCAGTAACAGCGCCTTCAGCTATTTACTGGATGGGTTATAATAATTTTTATAGCTATAACGGTAGCGTTCAAACCATACCTTGTAACGTTCATAATTACGTGTTCAACGATATTAACTTAGTACAGTCATTTAAAATAAACGCTTTTACTATTGCTGATAAAAACGAAGTAGGTTGGTTTTATTGTTCTTCTAGCAGCGACGAGATAGACAGATATGTTATTTATAACTATATGGAAAACCTTTGGACGTATGGCCAGTTAAGCAGAACAGCTTGGTTGGATGCTGGTATAGAAAACTTCCCAAGAGCAGTAAACGGCGGATATTTATACGAACAAGAAACAGGCTTTGACGACGACGGATCGCCGATGACTAACGTTTTTATAGAAAGCTCTGACTTTGATATAGGCGAGGGCGATCAGTTTACTTTTATACGAAGAATTATTCCTGACTTTAAATTTATAGAAAACCAAAATAACGGCTCAATTAATATTGTTGTTAAAACTAGAAACTTTCCTGGAGATTCTCTAACAACTAACTCAACAAACGAAATAAGCGAAACAACGCAACAAGCGTATGTTAGAGGCAGAGCAAGACAAATGGTATTGCGCTTTGAGTCAAACGACGACGCTGATAACAACGGTAACTTAGGTATTGGATGGAGATTGGGGGCTACCAGAATAGATATTAAACCTGACGGTAGAAGATGAGCAAACTATTACAAACTCAACTACCGATTGCTACAGGCGAATATGTGCCAGCTTCTGTTTTTAATAGACTTGTAAGGATTTTAGAGATAAACTTAGGATCAGTAGATCCAGATAATACGATACAATTGTCGACTACTGAACGTGATTCTTTGAATTTTAATCAAGGCACGCTAATATTTAATACAACAACAGAAACGCTACAAGTATTTGACGGGACTGAGTTTATTGATTTAACGAGCCATCGCACTTACTTAACAGGAGTTTCTGCTACATCAGCGTTAGGAAGCGTAACAGTTTCAACGCCTTAACATATGGAACAACATGCTAGCAGAAAAAATATATTTAGAAGAACAACAATACGAGCTTAAAAATCTATTACTCGCATATCCGTCTGATTGGTTTTTAAACGAAAAAACTTTAGAAAAAGCCAAAGCATCTCTTCCAAATATCGTAGATTTTTACAAAAGTATGGGTGTTAGTAATCCAGAAGATAATCCTTTAACAAGCGTTATATCAGAGCCTTTAAAAGAGGTATATACCGTTCCTTTGTTTTCAGAAAAGTTTTGTCAAATATTGTTAGATGAAATAAACAATATGCAAGAACATTTTTCATTTTGCCCGAATCCAGAAGAAGATGAGCTTAGACAAATACCAGAGATAGTTTTAAGTGAAAAATGTCCAGAGTTATACAACTCTTTGCTACACGTAGTTCAATCTTTTATTAATCCAATCTTATTAACGATATGGAATCGCCACGTTACAGGTGGCAATATACAGATAGCAAATTATAATTTAAAGAATAAAAAACAAGGTGCTTGGCACCACGACGCCAGTTCAGATGTTAGTATTGTAGTACCCTTAAATACAGGCGATTACAAAGGTGGCGGAACAGAATTTTTAAACAGGGGAATCGTAGAGCCTTTACCGACAGGTAGCGGTCTAATATTTCCTAGCTATACTCACATGCATCGAGGTTTAGCAGTTGAGGAAGGCGATAGATATTTATTGGTTTTTTGGCTTAATTCTAAGGAAGAATCAATTAACAGTAAAGAAAATTAAGGTTACAATAGTATGATGAATAAAATAGACAATAGCGGACAAGGATTAGCAAAACTAGGTAGAGATGAAGACCAATATATGGCTCACGTCGCCCAAGGCGAAATGGTCGTACCACCTATTATCTCTCCAGAAACAAGGGCTCGTATAGAAGCTGAGATGAAGGCTGTAGGCCTATCTCCGGATGAATATACTGTTGGCGCAGGTATGTCTATTAATCCTATTACAGGAATGCCAGAGTTTGGTTGGCTAAAGAAAACATTTAAGTCTGTAAAGAAAGTTGTTAAGAAAGTTGCACCTATTGCAATAAATTTTATACCAGGAGTTGGACCGGTAGCTAAAGCTGCTTTAACAGCAGTAGCGGGTAAAGCATCTGGATTATCTACAAAAGAAGCCTTACTTGGAGGCGCTTTAAGTTTTGCTGGCGGCAAAATGTTTGGAGGTGCTGGTAGCGCAGCTACTGGAGCAGCAGATGCTGCCAAAGGAAATATATTTCAAAGACTTAAAAGTGGTATAGGAAGCTATTTCAATCCTGCAGAAGGAACTAAAGGCATATTTGGAGGAACTATTGGACCAGGTATAAGAAGAGGTATAGGCAGCCTATTTGGCGGAGGAATGGGCCAACAGCCTACGCAAGTTTTAGATGAAGCAGGAAACCCTACAGATTTATATCAATTACCAGATGGTAGACAATTAACAACCGAACAAATGATTGCTGAAGGTTATTTAGATCAATCTGGAAATGTTATTACATCTCAGCCTTCAGGACTTTTTGGAGGAACTCCCGGTCAAAGTCGTATAGGAATAATTGAAGATATTTTAAAAGGAAAAACATCTGACCCTGTAAGGGGCGGAGGACTTTTTGGAGGAACTCCTGGCCAAAGCAGAATTGGTCTTATTGAAGACATTATTAAAGGCAAGACTTCTGATCCTGTAAGAGAGGGTGGTTTAGGAAGTATATTTGGAGGCGGATATCAACAGCCAGGCGGAGGAATGTTTGGCGGCAATATGGGAGCAGCTGCGATGGCTGGTCTTCTTGGTAAAGCTGCATACGACGCTGCTAAAGAAAGAAAAGGCGGATTAGCCGCAACACCTGCTGTAATGATGGATGAGCTTGGTAGGTATCAGTTAGCAAAAGAATTAGGAACAGGCGGAACTAGAGGTGAGTTTGGTTTAGGACCAGCTCCAAAAGCTTTAGAGTTTGCTGGAGGCGGTTTAGCTTCTACAAGACAATATTTCAATATGGGAGGAGTCGCTGAATTAGATATGAGAGATGGTGGCGAATCAGCAGGCCCAGGTACAGGTACTTCAGATGATATACCTGCGATGTTAAGCGACGGCGAATACGTGATGACTGCAAAAGCAACCAGAGGTGCTGGAGCATTTAACGTAAAGAAAAATAAATCAGGTATAGAATTAGTATCAGGCGGTAAACCATCTCGTAAAAAAGGCGTAGAAAATATGCGTCAATTAATGGATATTTTTGAGGCAATATAATGGCAGAACCTATTAGTCCAGTATTAAAACAAGTAGACAGAAGACAGGTAATATCTGATCCTTTTGTAAGAGAATTATATTTTGGATCTCCTGATTATGCAGGATTAATTCAACAAGCTAGAGGGGCTGCGCAAAGGTATTTAGATGTTGGCCCAACAATGAGACGTACTGCTGGGCTTTCTCCTTTAGAAACTGCTGCAATACAAAGAGCTTACGGCGGTATTGGAGGATACGAACCATATTTAAAAGCTCAAGAACAAGCGATACTTGGCGGTATGGGGACTTTAGGAACAGCTAGAGGTTTATCCAGAGGTACTTTAAGAGGCTTTCAACCAAGAGATATAGGAAGATTTTACGATCCATTTGAAGAACAAGTGGTACAACAAACCATTCAAGATGTGATGAAAGGTGGCGCTCAGCAAGATATAGCGCAAAGAGCAAGAGACATTCAAGCAGGTGGTCAATCAGCTTTTGGTTCAAGAGCTAGATTAACTGCTGGGGAAAGACAGGCCGCTTTAGGTAGAGGTCTTGGAGAAGCTTTATCAAGAATTAGATCAGGTGGGTATACTCAAGCTTTAGGCGCAGCTCAAAGAGAATCAGAGTTCGGTAGAGGCGCTTTACAAAGAGCTGCAGAATTTGAAAGAGGATTGGGAAGAGAATTATCAGGATATGGTTCTGAGCTTGGAGGCTTAGGAGCAACTCTTCAAAGACTTGGACAATCAGAAAGACAAGAGTTGATGGGATTAGGAGCTGTTCCAAGAGAATTAAAAGAAACTCAGCTTGGAAGACAATACGAATATCAAGAAGCTTTACGACAAGATCCGATGAGAGCTTTACAATTCGTTCAAGGTTTTGCTCCTCAATATCAAAGTGGTCAAACTCAAGTTCAAAGTCAATACGGAATGCCTGTAGATCCTTTACAGCAAGGTTTGGCTGCTGGACTGGGTGCATATGCAAGTCTTTATCAACCAAGCCAAGCTGGAACAGCTACGGCAGCAACTCCGACAGCAGCTCCTACAGCAACTCCAACGACAGCTCCGACAACCCAGCCAACAACTATGCCTGGCATGAGCTTCCCAACAACCCTGCCTGGTGCAGGCGGATATCCGGGAACAACTGGTGGATATAATCCTGGTGGATATAATTTTCCGACAACGCTTCCAGGATCTGGTGGATATCCAGGAACTCCAGGATTTTCAACAGGAGGTTTAGGAGGCTTTAATTTCCCAACAACTTTACCAGGAGGAAGTACAGGACTACCAGGCTTCTAATATGAATATACTACAAAGAAAAATGTTTGCTCAAGGCGACGTGGTAAATGCAGGACCTAAGCCTAGAATTGATATACCAAAGTTAATTCAATACTACGTATCTCAAGGCTACAACGCCGCCGAAATAAAAGAAATGATTCCAAATGTTTCTTTTTCAGAAATAGAAACAACGGTAAGTGGTTTGGGCGGCAGCGTTAATCCAGCAATTGCCAGTCCTGGCGCAGATGAATTTACTGGTAATATAAATGTATTTCAAGAAATTCCAGAAACTAAAGTAGTTCAAAGGCAAGCTCCAAAGGTAGAATTACCCAAAAATATAGAATTAGATCAAATCAGAAAATATATAGAAGCTACTAAAGATTTAGGAACAGATAACCAAATCCTTGGATTAAAAGTAAACTTCAATTTAACAGACGAAGAAGCTAAAGAATATTTAGCTTTACCAGAAACTTCTATTGAAATGCCAGATCCAAGTTTGGCTTCGTTAGATGTTGTTGAGGTAACAGAAGAACCAACATCTGGCTTTGCATCTTCAGACTTACAGCCGAATCAAATAAGAGATAAAGTTACAAACTCAGTATATCAATTACCTTCTAATTTTTCAGAGCAAGTCGAGCAAGGAAGAATAGGAGGTACTACTTTATATTCAATAATTAATAACAGAGATTTTGAGTTTAGTCCGGATGTTGCAGCCTCCTTAGAAAATTTTGCAAGAATGGACGAACCTTTTAGAATAAGCGAAAGGATAGGTGGCAGCTTTGAAGAAAGAAGAGGCACTTTTGCTGGGCCGGGAGATTTTGGATACGGAGCTCAAGAAGCCGGAAGAGGACTTGCTAATATAGGAAGACCTATCCTTGAGGGGATTGCTGGATTTGCGGGTGAGTTAGCAGGAGGTCAAAGAGGAAGAGAAAAATTCCAAGATTTTATTCCTGGAGATGAAATCTCTAAAAGAGATATTGGGTTAGCAAGATTATTACAAATACCTGGAGTTTCATATATCCCACCAGAAACTGCAGATTTATCAAAACAATTAGAAGATTTAGAAAAAACCTCTGCTGTATCAGATAAAGCAATTGGAGATGCAACTGAGGATACTAAAAAAGAAGAAGTAAAAGAATTTTTAAAACAAGAAGGTTTGGAAGAAACAATTATTCCTGATGAAGATCTAGATAAAGATACAGATGTAGACGCTGATAAAGATGCAGATGCTCAAGCTGGTACAAGTCAAGCCGCAGGTGTAGTTCCGGCAGGAGATCTTGAAAGAGCAGGAAATGCATTCGCTAACAAAAACTTTATAAGATTTGTTGCCAACTTATCAAAAGGTTTAGCTACTTCAGAAGATATGGCATCTGGCTTGGCGAAAGGCGCAGCGCTTGCAGCTGAAGAAAGAGGGCTGAGAGATTTAGAACAACAAAAATTTGATCAAGAATTACAACTAGAATTAATTGATAAAATGGATGCTGGTAAAATGGATCTTACCGACGCTAAGAAAGTATATGATTTAAATAATACAGCAAATACAGCAGCTCAAAGTTTTCAAAATTCAACAGAAACGATTGCTCTCATAAAGCAATTAGAAAACGTTTTAAAAAATAAAAATCCAACTTCATTAAGCAGCTTTACAAAAGATATTCTTGAAAAAGCGGCTGTTGCTTTAGGTCAAGATAAAACAGGATCTATTGAAGACTTTAAAAAATTAAGTTCAACTGAACAAGCAAGAAAGCTTTCTACTTTAATCAGCCAAGCAAATATTAGAGAGATATTGGGTGAGTCAGGAAGAACCATATCTAACTTTGACAGACAAATCGTTCAAGATCTTTCTACTGCAATTGTATTAGGTGCTCCAGCTGCATCTAATTTGCTATCGTTACGAACAGTTGATAAAAGAATTAGAAACAATATGCAGACTCAGTTAGATGAGATTAATTCAGTAAGATATGCTTTAAATTTAGCTGGAATGGATTTAACTGGATTAAATGCTTTTGACGTTATTAAAAAAGGAATTTCTTTGTTAGAAGATGAGGGAGTTGATCTTGGAGAAGAGATTATAGATTTTAGAGATCAATTTAAAAAATGAAAACCTACAGATTCAGATTAACGGATGATCTTACAGTACCGGTAGAAGCTAATTCAAGAGAAGAAGCAGTAAGGATACTTAAATCAGAAATTGCAAAGAAAGAGGCGTCGCCTCTTTTTGATTCTATATACTTTGATTACGAAACAGGTATTAACGTTCCAAGATTAAGACAAGCTTTAGCAAGACAGGAAAAGAGAGAAGAAAAAGAAAACGTTTTAAGAGCTTACGTTGACAGTACAGGATTTACTAGAACAACTAAAGGTGATTTTGCTATCACTCCAGAAGGACAAAGAGTTCTTATTGAAAAAGGATTGCTGGATGAAGATCAACAGTCTGATAAAAATATTGTTATAGATGAAAACAAGTTTGGTAGCGCTGGAGACTACGCAGATTTTGCTGGAGCTATTGGTCCTATCGCTGGAGCGATTGCAGCTCTTAGTCCTCAAGGAAGATTATTGAAAGGCATTCAATATTTATTCAAAGCCCCTACTGTAAGCAGATCTATAGCATCTGGTATCGGAGCAGCGGGTGGTAAGGCTGCTGAGGAATCAGTAGACGTATTACAAGGATTCCAAGATAAAGATGCTGGAGAATTAGCTAATTTACTAAAAACAGAATTTGCTATTGGCGTTACCGGCCAAGGATTAGGAGAGCTAGGAGCAAAAGCTCTTGGCGCTTTTTTTGGTAGAAAAGCTCCAACAGAAACTATAAGAGATTTTTATATTACGTCTAAAGGCTTAAGTATGGATGACGTAATTAGACTGGATAAAAAACTTGGTAGAACAGCTACAGAAAAAGAAATAAACCAAGCTGTAAAAAGAGGAGAAGTAAAAGAATTAGGATTTAAAGCCATACCAACGCAAAGGGCTTTAGGAAGAGAAATACCAGGAAGAATGCAGGCAGCAGGTGAAACTATTTTTGGTAAAGTTAGAAGAGAGCAAGGAATTATTGCTTACAATATGGCCGCGTTAAATCAGTTAAAAAGAAAAATAGCTGATCAAAAAGCTAAGCTAGATGAATACTCTATATTTTCAGAAACAGATTCAAAGGTTATATCAGAACTAAAAGCTAAGAAAACTGCTTTAGAAAAAGCAGACCAAGATGTAACTAACGAATTAAATAAACTGATGAATGATCTTGCTTCTGAGACCGGAGGTTTTAGCTCTGCAATATTACAAAGCAAAAAAGAACTTGGAGAAAATGTACAAGCCACAATCAAAGAATCTTACAAAACCATACAAGATAATCATAGACAAGCATATGGAGCTATAGAAGAAAGAATTAAAAAGTTTAATCCTGATTTTAAAATAGACATGTCAGACATAAACAGATATATAAAAGAAACTTTAGATGAGGATTTTCTTATAGCGGCAAGAGCAGATGACGCTAACTTTAAAATTATTACAGCTTTGGTAAATGGCTTAGAAAAAAGAAACGATAAAGTTACTTTAAATGAATTAATAAAAATAAGAAAAGATGTAAGATCTCAAGAAATGGCTAACAATTTAGATGGAGGATCTCAAGGAGATTTAATTAGAAAAGTATATGACTTAATTGACGAAAAAATAAACGAACTTCCAAACAATCTTCATAAAATAGGCGGAACCGAGACTGATAAAAAGAAACTAGCTGCGATTATTAACGATTTGAAAAAAGAAAATGCTAAGTATTATAAAAATCATTTACCTTTTGATAACGCTGTTGTCCGAAAAATAATGAGCGATACTAAAGTTGATAGTGATGATGTATACAACGCAGTATTTGGAATTAATAAAGCTGGAGACATGAAAGCTATTATCCAATCTTTACCAGAGGCTCAAAGGCTTCCTGCAAGACAAAAACTCTTAAGAAGATACATGCAAGAAAAATCTAAAGCAGCTGTTGCAGATCCAATAACTGGAATTATAAACCCAGCAAGATTTGCAAACATGGTTTTAAAAGATAGACAAAAACTAGAACCCTTGCTAGGAAATAGATCTACAGCGTTTTTTCAAGCGATGGATGATTTTGTAAAATTAAAACCAAACTTAACTGTAAAAGAATTAGAAACAGTTGCTGCAGAATTATCTGGAAGAATACCTCAACTAGAGGCTACAACCGGAGCTCCTCAAAGTTTTGTAAGATTTATAGATTCTCTAAAAAACAAAGCAAAAGTAAGTGCTGAGGCTGCAGACATGCAAAAGGCTAGAATTTTTGATCGTATAGATTCAGCATCTCCAGAAGAAGTTGTAAAAATAGTATTTAGACCAAAATCCTCAGAAGATATATTAAGAGTTAAAAATGCAGTTACTGCTGATGCTTTTACTGATATACAAGAACAAGCCTTAGATCAAATACTTAGAGATAGTATTCAAACAGGTAGCACTAAACTAAACGATATATTTAAACCAGGTAATTTAGAAAGAGCTTTAACGATGTATGGCGACGATACTTTAGAAGCGATGTTTGGAAAAGACTTAACATTATCTTTGAAAAACTTTTCTAGAACTCTTAGGGCTACAGCAGGAGAGACTGGTACAGGTGGAGCTGGTACTCTTGTAGCTGGTACCTTAGCTCTAAATGTATTTAACGTAGCGCTTTGGCCGATGGTTGCAGCTCTTGGTTTTTATAAACAAGTATTCTCTAATCCAAGAATAGTTTCTGCATTAGCCAAACAGGATAAAAATTCTATAGTTCAAGTTCTTGATTATTTTGCGCAAACCATAACACGTGGCGGTTTTAGAGATGTTTATTTACAAACGTTAGAAGCGGGAGAGGAGGCTACAGAAGGCTTAAGAGCTTTAGAAGAAACCGAAGAGGGACAAAGCATTAGAGGGCTGTTGGAAAAAAGCGCATCTGAATTAATGAATATCGGCAGAGAGGCAACCCAGCCTAGATTGTCTGCAGATCTTGGAGACCTTCCAGATGTAACTCCAGCTATTTCAGCCCCTGGGCAAGCTCCTGTAAGCCAAAGTTTATTAGGTGGATCTCCAGCTAATATAGATATTGCTCAGAGACTACAAAGACTTGGCTAAATAAATTTAATCTTTAACACCCTTAAGACGATCTAACATAGAATAAATTTTCCAATTTCTTCTTAAGATTTCCAACCATTCATCCATAGGCATAAAGGCTATTTTTTTATTATCTTCTTCCCACTCAGTATTAATTGCATGCAAGGGTATGCATACTTGTATTGGTTTTCTATTAAACTTAAATATTAAAACTGGTATTCTGCCTTGCGCAGATTCACACACCTGATTCCACCAAGCGTTTTTTAATCCTGTACCTTCTTTATAAAATTTACACTCAACAGCATGGTAAGGCATGTTCAAATCACATTGTCCTGCACCTTGATATTGATCTAGATTTCTTTTAGTTTGATAATCAATGCCTTCTGCTTCAAAAAATTCGTTTAGTATTTTGGCTACATCTCTTTCAAACTGAGCGCCTTTGTTTCTGCTGTTTACCATCACTTATCCTTATTATAATTTTTAACTAATCCCATTTCTTCTCTATCAAATCCAAGAGGATGCGGAGACAAGCATTCAAGTTCGTCTCTACTAAAATGTATGTATGGCTCTGAATCTTCTTCGTATATAGGCTCTGCTACCGTTCCAAATCTAACGTCATACACCTTATCTCTTTGCCACGTATGACTGTATACGCTATCAGTCATAGCGTAGACAATAACAAAAGGATGGTTGGTTGCAGCTGATAGAGCAGCACCCATTCTCAACTTGCTAGAAGAAAGTAATAAAGTGTCATACTTATCTATACCAAAACTTCTGCATTTTACTTCCATCCAAAAAGAAACTTCTTTGCTTTCGCACCAGTAATCTAGGCCGTATGATACTGGAAGCTTATGACATCTAACATTCCAAAGTCCTTCTATAAAACCAGCAACGCGTTCCTCTCGTTTCTGATCGTTAATATTTTCCATCTTTGGTTTGGGTTGTTCCATCTATCCCTCCTGTTCAAAATTTTGCATTGTTTCAAGTAATTCTTCTGGATCCGGCTGGACTCCTTCAGATATACATTCTTCTAAAAAATTTTTTAGTAATTTCCAAGCATGTATAATTTGTTCTGGGTTGTTCATTCAATCTCCTTTTTTAAATATTACTCTTACGCAATACTTTCTAATAATTCCAACGATTGTAAAAACTGCAACTTGAATTATTGAGATGGTTAGATTGGCTAATTCGAAATAAGTGCATACATTCAATACAGCAAAACTTAAAGGTATAGCAATAAGAATACCAACACCTACATCACTTACACTTTCTTTTAAGGCTCTTCTGTCTATCTTCATATTAATCCTCGTTAAAAAATTCAGGGTCTATTGCAACAATACGTTTTGTTGGTCTGCCTGTAGCAGATTTCTTTACATCTTTTTCTTGTATTTCTCCTGAGTTTTTAAGTCTTTCTATAATTTCTTTTACTTCGTATGACTTCATACTTCTAAATATTTCACGCCTATCAATATCACGCTTACTAATACCCCACTCGCCTTGAGAACGAATAAAGCTAAGTATTTGTTTAATACGTCCTTCCATTTCAGATCCTGCAACTTTATCTTTACAAGACTCTATTAATAACTGGTCGTAGTAATTAACGTAGTCAATAGCCCATTGGGTTATATCACCGCTAATAGTTCTAGCTCGCTTGTTATCTGCTAAAGCTCCTATCAAAGCAAGACGCATAGCTTTTTCTCTAGTTCTAGACAGCAATACTTCTAAGCCTTCTTTCTCTAATTTGTTTTGTTGGTCTACTAAATCGTATGCAAGTTTTTCTAACAGGTTTCTACTGTCATCATCAAAGGTAAGTATGCGTTGTTTAAAATCTAGTTCAGCATTATCTCTAGCTATCTGCTCCATTTCGTTATTAGTTTGTCTTACATCAGTCACCCAATCGTATACAGATTTAGGTGGCTCAACGTAAGGTATCATTCTGCCAACGCTTCTTGGCACGTGAGACTCAACGACAATAAATCTATTTAAGAAACCGTCAACAATACGGCCAGTTGATAAAGCACCGTAAAAGTTTTTAGGAACACTCATACCGACTAACGTAATAGCAGGTTTAATCGTAGACCTATCCATAGCTTCTTTTTGTTGCTTTTGATTGAGCGTCATCATTGAATAATTATCTGGACGCAGGACACCATGACACCTACCCCAAGTTTCCATTAGCACTTGCAAGGCGTCTTCTTTGTTTGAGTTAGATGCTTTAGATATACTTTCAAGACGTTTACCAAATTCATCCATAACTGTTATATGAGTTGGTTTATATCTAAGCAAAGAATAGATAGCGCCACTAGATGTATAACCATCACCAGCCATCAAATCAGAATGGTCTGCTTTATCTAATATAGATTCAACAACAGTCTTTACGTTTTCTTTACCTTGGCCCGATTTAGCAATACACATAAAGAATAAAGATGAAAAGTTATTCATATCTGTTCTATACATTCTTCCTGCTGCAACAGATCCAACAGATAGCGCAGCTTGCATACTAATAGCTGGTTGAGATATCTTGGCTATATTCTCCGAGTAATCGTATATATCTTTAAGAACACCTGGAGGACTATATAAGTTAGTTGGCTCAGCAATTGAATGCGTACTTTTTATATAAGCAGGTGCTTGTTGGTTTTTACGATCATGAGTCTTTTGTATTGAATTAACTGTTGTAGATATTTCTGTATGATCAAGAGGCGGATTGTTTTGTCTATTCCAAGACTGAACAAAGAACTCTACAAAATCTACATTAATATCTTTAGCTATTAGATAGCCGGCAAGTCTTGCTGCTTGGTCGTTTCTACTTCCTTCTTTTACACCCTTAATTGATAACGGAGCAGATATGGGCTTACCGTTTAATTTTTCTGCTCCGGTAATCTTTACCCATAATTCTTTAGTAAAGTCTGGAAGATCATCAACGTCGTTTAGGCCCCAGTCATGTATAACAATAGGTTCGTAGATGGCGCCAGTAGCATGTATATTATGTGGAGCAATGATTAAGCCACCGACGCCGCGTAAGTCAATAAGTTTAGCTGGATCCGTTGATTCGGTTCTTCTAGCTACGTAAGTTGTAAAGTTTTCCGGATTGTTATAGTAATAGTGCATACCTTTACCAGTTGCCACCTTAAAAGGTGTTACTGGTAGGTTGGCCTCTGCCCAATTAACTGACTCAGGTGTATCTGCATCTACGACAATAAACTTACCGCAGACCAAGGCTACAACTAAATCGTTTCTCCCCTTGAACCATTTCTCTATTTGTTCTGTCGTTGGTTGCTCTGTCTTATACTTTTCCCAACTGCCTAATTCTTTAGGCGGAACTTTATTATGCCTCTGTAGAGGTATAACGCTCAGTCCATATTCAGCATACGCAAGAGCTAAGTCCAACGCAGAATCCTGCGCTGTTACGTTTAAATTGAACACTTTTATTCAACACCATCTTCAACAGGTCCAAAGATAGATTCAAAATCTAATCTTCCGCCAGAGGCGTGAATAATTTTTTTAGCTTGTTTAATAGATGGCTGTCTTATTCCATATCTCCAAGCTTTGGTTGATGCTGGCGAACAGCCAAACAGCTCTGCTGCAGGTTCAATACCTACAAATTCTATATACTCCTTTAGGGTAATTCTTCTCACTTCTCGCTCCTTATATTCAGGTTCAATCTTCTGAGACGTGTAGACACTTAGCTCTTTATCAGCTAAGCTCTTTATTCTCCAAAGATAATTAACCTTCCATTGTACTGGGTTAATTTCGTTCATTATACATTCCGTTAATTTATCTAGTTGACCTATTGTATATTATATTTTTTTATTTTAAAATAGATTTTTATTATTTATGGAGAAGAATATGTCGAATATCCTAGAACGTATTAAAAGTCCTAGCCAGTTGGTAGAAAACCAAGGGGCCAAACTTTTAATTTATGGTGCCTCTGGCGCCGGTAAAACAACAACGTGCGCTACTGCACCAGGTAAGACTTTAATTATTAGTATGGAGGCTGGTCTGCTATCTATTAAAGATGCAGAGAATGTAACCGCTATTGAAGTTAAAGAAGCATCTGAGATTGAAGAGATTGCTGCGTTGTTAGAAAGCGGACAACTTGATTACGATACTGTCTGTTTAGATAGTGTGACTGAGATGTCTGAATTGTTATTAGCACAAGAGAAAGCTAGATCCAAGGATCCTAGAAGAGCGTATGGAGAGGTTATAGAAGTTATGACTAAAACTATGCGTAGGTTTAGAGATCTAAAGATTCACGTAATTTTTGTTGCTAAAGAAGACAAGCTCAGAGATGAGTCAACAGGTATGTTTCACTATCAGCCTATGATGGTTGGTGCTAAACTGCCGACACAGATTCCCTACTTCTTTGATGAAGTATTATGTCTTAGAACATTTACTGAAGAAAATGAAGAAGGAAAGAAAGTAACCAATAGATGGTTGCAAACAACAATTGGCGATAACTATATCGCTAAGGATAGGAGTGGTAAGTTAGATTCTTTTGAAGAGCCTAACCTATCATATGTTATTAATAAACTTGGTTTTACTACTAAAGGAGAAGATAAATGAGCGATTTTGCTGACGTCAAGTTTGATTTCGATACGAAGGATGAAGGTAACTCCTTTATTCCAGAGGGCGATTACAGATGCAGGATTAGTGTTTGCGAAAAGACTACATCCGCAGCTGGTAATGATTACCTGAAATTAGAAGTGCAGGTAGATGAAGATAAGTATAACAACTGGATCATTAGAGAGAATTACAATCTCTGGTATAACAATAGTGATTCCAGTAAGCAAGAAATGGTAAGAGAGATTGCTTCTAGAAACTTTGCTAAATTATTAAAAGCATTGGGTCTGCAAGATAATCCGCCATCGAATGCCTCTGAACTTGTTGGTAGAAAGGTTGTATGTAAACTCGGTATAGAGAAGAGCGACAATCCAGATTACGGCGACAAGAACAAAGTGCTTGAATTTAAACCGGTAGAAGGAATGAAAGCAGAATCTGCTGACGCTCCGCCTGCTTGGGTAACTGAAGAGCCAGCTGCAAAACCAGCTAAGCCTTCGTTATAATTTAATTGGCTTGCTAGGACGCCATAAGGGACCTCCATCATTCTCCGTAAAGTCTGATTCCCACCTAGCTTTTTCTTAATGAATTTTTAAACTTATCTGTTCAGTTGGATTAAATTTAACGATGCTTAGTATGTCGAAATCATTTTCTGGATCTAACGTCTTACCAAACTTAACAAAGAACTCAGCTGTATCCTGATTAGGAGCTGGTATGATAATCGCCTGGAGCTCTTGTTGGTCTTTATAAACGCAGATGTATTTCGACATATATTGCATATTTGTAAATGTAATAGTTATAGTATTAAGTCTACAATATTTGGCGAGTTATAAATAGATAAATGTCCGCCTTTTGAATAATTTTTATAGTCTTGTAAAAAGCTTTCCATTCTTTCCCAACCAATATCCATTTGTTCTTCTGTAATTCTAAATACTTTTGCAGCATAAGGTGGTACTTTTTCTTGAGCTACAAAGACAAACTCCTGGACTTTGAATCCAGCTTTTTCCATACCTCTTCTATACCAAGCCGCTTGCATATCGTAACCATACTTTCTAACGGATTTAGCAAAGGCTTTAGGATCGCAGGATTGCGTTGTTTTATAATCTATTACCACAACACTATTATCTGCATAAGGTTTTGTTAGAGGAGGGCAGAGAACGTCTGGTCTGCACTTACATAAGACTTCATCTTCGTACCAGTAGAAGCTAGCCTCAGCAAGTTTACCCTCTGGATTAAGATACATATTACCCTCTTCTATCATATTGGCTTTCATACCTTTAATATGATTTAACTCAGCTTCTTTGATAACTGTTAGGCCCCTTTCTTCGTATTCTTTTTTAAGTTCTTTATTTGCATTGGTATACGGAGATCCAGTCAATACAGCTATATCGTTATTAAAAGCTTCCTCGCCTTCAACTAGCAACGCATGAGCCGCCGTCCCAAAATTCATAGCAGGCGTGGTTTCTTGCACGTGTTCTATTGCATGCAGTTGCGATTCGCCAAATCTACGAATAGCACTACTGCTAATACCGACTCCGGCGTGATAAGCCTCGTTAGGTATATCAGCAAAAATTAAAGCTTCTCCTCTTTGCTCTGATTCATAAGTGTTTAGTTCATCTATCTTCATCTTCATACTCCAAGTATAAGGCCTGAACGACCTGGTTAATTAACATTGGCTTTGGCCAATACTGTAAATCGTCATACATCGTTTGTAAGTTTTCTGCCAAGCTTTTGGTTTTGTAATACCTTGGCGCTTTTATTAAATGCCAGTATTCAACTATCCTATCCATATCATCTTGACCGCCTCTAAAAACTAATTCAAAGTCTGTCTTTTGATAAGGAATATAAACAAACTCACCTACTGTTCTAAAGGGATAAAATGCTGCTGGTTTACCTATCTCCATATGTGATTGACTATATTAGGAAATCTACCAGAAAAATCTACTTTTATTAAATTTGGTTTACGTATCTCCAACTGTCTAAACAAAGCTTCCTCTACCGTTCTTGGCGGAGACTTACGCAAACTTGCCGGCGTTCCCATTTGACTCCACCATCTAACAGCTTTATCACGTGGATAGCCAGTATGTTCAAAACATATATATTCGCTAATTATTTTATTAGGTGTTTTGTATGACACTTTTAATACTGGGGTGGCTGATCCTATCTTCTGATGTTCACCTACCCACATATCTATAACTTTTATTTCGTACTTAGTTTTCTTTGCAACATTAGAAATAACATCTAACTTAGATGAAATAAGATCTAGATCTATTTTTCTTGCAGGAAAAGTATGACCACAATCCGGACAAGTGTTTACGCTCTTAGGTACATAAGACTTACAGGCAGGACAAGACTTGACGAGTGCTTGACCAGTCTTCTTACGCTTACCCTTTTGATTGGGTTTGATTTGATTGATTGGACCATGACGTTCAATATTCTTAGCAAAGTCTAATACCAAACAATTCTTTTTACCTTCAGCTGGGCGCATACCCCTACCCATCATCTGGACATATAAACCAGGTGATTGGGTAGGACGCAACATGACGATGAGATCGG